AGAAAAATGCCGCCGTAGCCAGTGGTGTAGCCATTGCCTTCAATCGTGCCGCCGACAAAAGTGTTGGCAATGGCGGCATCTGCGGCAATCCCGTTGGCCTGTGTGCCTTCGATGACAGGGTTGATCCAAGTGCAATTGGAGCACGCATCCAAAGCGTTGCGATTTGTGAGCGAAATACCAATGCTTGTCAGAACAGTGATGCCAGGCTCGTTGCCCGAGTAGCAGAAGTCGTAGAACGAGTTGGACACCATGAACTGGCAATACAGCGCCGAGCCAATCCAATTGATCGGGCGCAGGCGGTTGAATTGGCTGTGCGTGATGCCTCGGATGAAGACGCCGACGTTGCCAGACGCCGAGTTGACGCCATCAATTGTCAAGTTGTCGATGACGATGTCCTGCACCACTGTGGTGGACGGGGCAGCGCCAGCGTCAATCGTGATGCCTGGCCCAGCGCCAGTGATGTTGAGCACCACCCGCCCAATGCCTTGGATGCGAGCGCCGCGTATCGCAAAGTTGGGCAGACTGGTGACGTTGTAGGTTCCGGCCGGAATGGTCAGTTGGCGAGAGATGTTCCAAGCGTTGGCGAATGCCGTGGTGTTGGCGGCGGCGCTGGCGCTCGTAGAGAACCCGAAGTCAGCCACGCTGTAGGAGTCGCTCAGTTTGCTCTGGACCGTGCGTGTGGTGCCTGGCCCGGTCTGCGTGAAGCCAACCAGAGTCGAGCCTGTGCTGCCGGCCAACAGTGCCTCAAACGCAAGAAGATCGTTGATAGCCTCTTGCGCTTCGATGTTGTCGACGGTCCAGATGGGAACCGCAGGCGCGTCAGCAGACGCCAACACGAACTTGTACGATGCGCCGTTCAGCCACACGCCGTTGGGCGCCTCGCCTCGGGCGTCAAGTTCGATGTCCACCGGGTTCTGCGTGGTGCCGCTAGCGTCGGTGTAGGTCGCCAAGGGGGTGGTGGTGCCTGCCGCGTAGGTGTACAAGTGCCCACCGACCAGCGGGATGCCGCCAGCAGTGAAGAACTGCAACTTTGGAGGGGGAGAAAGAGTTGCGCTCATGGCGTAGCCTTAGACGGATGTAATGGTTTGCCAGGCCGCGCCAGAGTAAACGCAGAGTTTGGCAAGCGTGGTATCAAAGATCACCAGACCGGCGGCAGGAGCGCTGATGGCGTTCTTCTGCGTTGTGGTCATGTTGGGGAAACGCACGCCTTGGGTGGTTGATTGTGCATCCAGCACGGCGGATGCGGCTGGCGTTGCGCCGATACCAACGCTTCCAGAAAATACCGGAGACGCAGAAAAAACCAGGTTTGTGCTGGTCGTGCCGGTAGCGCCAGCGGCGCTGTAGCCGGTAATATTGTTGAACGAGACGATGCTAGCTGTGGACGCACTGGTGCCGCCGCTTGCAACGTTAAGGACGCCGGCTAGGGTGACCGCGCCGGTGGTTGGCGCAGCCGGGGTCAGGCCGGTGACGCCGCCAGCCCAAGACAGAACGCCCGTGTTGGCAAGGGTGATGCTGCCAGCGGCGTTGGTCACCCCAATGCCAGCGCCTGGCGTCAGTGTGTTGAGTGTGTACCCGACAGCGTTGCCAATGAGCAGTTGGCCATTCGTCGGTATGGCCGACAAGCCCGTGCCGCCGTTGACTGGCTGAAGGGTGTTCTGGTTTTCCCCAACAATTGCGTACAGCCCATTGAAGAACCGAAACCACTCCGTCGACACCAGACCTGTGTTGCTGTCAACGATGGGCACACGCGGCGCCGGGACTTGGGTGAGATTAAGCATTGGTCGGGGTGATGAACAGTTCAGCGCCTATGATGGCGATCTTCACCGGGTCAGTGCCCGACACCTCGTAGACCCGGTCGCGGAGCTTCTCGGTCATACCCAGCCGCCGCCAGATGGTGCGGTATCCGTACTGGCCGATAGCGCCCATCGAGCGCCAGTGCTCGTTTGACCAGGTGTGCCCGCCATCGTCCGACCAGCGCAGCATGGCTTGCGGGTTGACACCTTGGACTGTAGCAACCGTAACCAAAAGGTCTTCCCCGGATTCCGTCAATAAGTCTTCTTCCCCACCTAGTAGCGAGGCTGTAATGTAATCGTCTGCTTCGCTTATTATGCGGTCGCTTGCTTCTGACGTAAGATAAGTGTCGACGTATGTTTCAGCCAACAAAGGTTCCAGCGGCGTAGAGGGGTCGATCCCGTTCAGCCCGACGCCAGTCTCGGCGTCGAGTTGCAGCGAGTGGTGCGCCGTGCGCTTCAGGTTGTTCTGGCCGGTTGGCAGCGCCCGCCATGACCGCAGCCACTTCTGCACTTGACCGTTGTCGGCGTAGACATCCAGATCAAATGCGTAGATGTTGCCGTTCTCAAAGTCGCCAACGATGATCGTGCCACCGAAGTTGCACTGGCAGTTCGACCGGTGCCGGTACTGGCCCTCATCGCCGCTGGCGCGTTCGTGCCAGGCTTGCACCGACACATCGTAGACCCAGGTCTTGCTGGCTGACGGGAAGTTCAGGACGTAGAAGGCGTGGCCCTCTTGCTGGTAGGTGTAGGCTACCGCGTCAGAGATGTTGCCATACTGGGCAATGGCGTACTCGATGGCGTGGGTCGAGACCCTGACGCCGCTGTAGCCGTTGTTCTTGTAGACGATGCCCTGCCCGCGAGCGTCAGTGCCCAGCCAGAACAGCGCATTGTCGAGCTTGGCAACCGAGTAGGGAGCCGCACAACCGATCTCGTTGAACGCGCCTTGGACAGGCGTCAGCGGGAATCCGGTAAGCCCAGCGTTGTACCAAACTTCGACCGAGTCAGTACCAAACACCCACATCTGCCGGTGGTCTACGTTGATCGCCACCACACCGTCAGGAGAGCCATCCGCAGGGGCGACCGTCAGCGGGTCGAACACCAGCGGGTATATCTGCACCGGTGGCGTGGTCAGGGTCTGCGTGACCACAGACCACAGGTTCTGACTGTTTGGCTCATTGAAGACAAACAGTTGGTCGATGTACGCGACAGTGACAGCGCCGGCAAAGTCGGGGCTGGTGATCGCATCAAACGAGCCTGTTGGTTCGTGGTAGGTGTAGCTAGGACCGTTGCAGGCAAAGAATAGGGTGGTGCCGTTGTCCGCGATGGACACTGGGCCTGTGCCCGACACATAGCCAATCAGTTCAGGCGTTGCCGTTGTGCTGGTGAGCTTGAAGACCTGAATGCCCGAGACAACATAGAAGTCCGTCCCGTTGGTCTGGTGCGCCCACAAACCCCGGATAGGCCCGGTGCCGACCGTCTGGAGGAACTGCAATCCTGGGGCGCGGTTCAAGAACCCGGCTTCCTTGCCGCCATCAGGGATGGCTTCGGGGAACAGGTTGACGAGCCTGTTGTCCGCAGCGTTGATGCTGCGGGCAACGTATGACTGCCCTAGAATGGGGGTCTTAATTTCCGGCTCCAGGCAGGTTAAACATACTTAGTAGTTTCCTGCAAAAATATTATATCTTTGTCTAGAAGCTACGATGCTGTACGGCAGCGACATGATGTCATCCGGGTTGTTGATGCGCTTCAAGTTGCGCTTGGATGTCATGGCGATCCGCGAGACTTGCGGCGATGGCTCGACACCAAACTCAGCAGCGATCTCACAGGCCAGGCAGTACCGGAACGCCCGCAGGTAGCCTGGCGGGAAGGACAACACCGTCGCCAGCGTGGCCGGTTGGGTCAACTCAGATACTGAGACAAAGTGCCACTCCAGCACCTTGGTCGGCACCGGGTAGATGTACATCTCGATGTTGGGGTAGGTCATGTTGACCCAGATCACCTGTGGGTAGGTGCTGGTCACAGTCTTTACCGCAATGCCGTTGTACTGCTGCTGGTTGAGAATCTTGATGCCAAACGAGATGTTGTTCGCGGGATCGCGAAAGTACGTCGAATCGTCTAGCAGGACTGGCCGGTTGCCAACAAAGTCGCCGGTCGGGCCAAGCGTGCGGCTTGTGTACTGCACTGGCGCGGTGATGGTGGTGCTGCCGACTGACTGAGACGCGCTCACCGTGTAGGTGCCAACGCCCCCAGACCCGCTCAGATACGCGGTGACCGTAGTGCCAATGGTGACGCCGGTGCCAGTCAGAACCTGGCCTATTGTGATCGACCCCGTTGCTACGTTCGTAACGGTCATCGTCGTGCCGGAGATTGACGCGGTAAACGTGGTCTGCGTACTTGCAGGCCACAAGAACACCTGATCTTGGGTGCTGAACACCGCCAGACGCTCGGTGCTCCACGAATCGATCATCTGATTCATGGCGGTGAGCGCGTCCTGGGACGTAGCAGCGGAAGGCGTCTCACCCTCGGCAAGTTGGCCGATCAGGCGCAGCGCCCCGTTGATCTGGTCCCCGGCAGTGGTGGTCATTCAGACTCCTTGCGTCGGCGCCTCAGTTCATTCACTGGTGCCTGCTCGCCCGGAGTATACCTTACCCAGCCGTTCTTCTCGTCTTGCTCGGCCTCAAGTTCTGCCATAGCAACCTTGGTGCCGTGTACAGGGTGCTTCAGATAGATTACCACAGATCGCCCCTAGAATTTGTGCCCCCTACGCCTTGTGAGCGTAGAGGGCGTTGCTTTACGCGATGCGGTACACCGTGTAGGCAGCATCACCAGTCTTGCGGAACAAGAACTGCGCTGCGCCGCCAACACCAGCAGCACTGCCAGTGATAGCGATGAGCAAGTTGCCAACCGCAGTGATGCCGGTGCCAACAACCATCGTGATCACCCCGGACGAAGTGCCCAAGTTGACAACCTTCAGATCAAACGTGCTGTTGACCTTTGCGTTGGTAAACACAGCGTCGATTGCTGCTGCCGTAGGCATCGTATAACTTACGGCGCCGGTGCCTGCGGTGCCAACCAAAAGACCGCCGGTAACTTGCGCAGCAGTCAGAGTGGCCGTAGTGGTTGCCGTCTGGGGCGCTGCTTGAACGCCCATGACGATTTCGTTGGTGTTGCCATCGGTGAATTGGTATCCACCGCCAGAGTTAGGGAGAGCCATGATGATTTCCTTTTAAGAAGATGGTTGAAACAGGGCCAAAGCCCCATCTCAAGTTAGCCCCAGAGGCGCACGGCCATTTGCGGACGGATGACGCTGTACCCGTACAGAAC